AGTTGTTTGTGTGGCAGAAACGATTGGTAAATTATGTTCTACTGCCAGACCACGGAGTTCTTCTGCGATAGATTTAATGTAAGTATAACTGTTTACATTACCACCTGGTTTGATACGAGCAGAGGCACAAATGTTTAGATAATCAATAAAGATGATATCAGGCTTAAATGTTTTCTTTAAAGCCAATTCATTCAACAAGGCACGGAAGTGTAGCACCGAAGCACAAGCAGTTGGATACTCTTTGATGATTAATTTGCCTTGCGTTTTGTTTTTAAAGACTGAAAACTTTCTTTCATAATCATTTTTACTAATTACACGCAATTCATCCATCGTCAAGTTCAATTGATTGGCGTCAATACGCTCAGCGATTCGTTCTTCGGCCATTTCTAATGTGATATATAGAACATTGAGGCCTTGACTGATACAGGCAGCTGCACAATGGCACATGAACAATGATTTACCAACACCAGTACCAGCAAGAGCAATATTGAGTGTCTTAACTGGCAGACCGCCTTTGGTAATTTTGTTGAAGATATCTAAATCAAATTTAACCCTAGATTCTACACGATGGTAGAAATCATATCGTGAATCATAATCTTGAATATAATCGTGGCCAACATTACTATCAAACGAAACGCCTAGAGCATCACTTAATAGTTTTGGTATTTCACCTTTGTTCTTCTTAGATTGTTTATCGTCTAGGATGCCAACAGATTCCATGATAGCATTGTAGATGGCTTTGTCTTGGCAAAACTTCTCAGTTTGCTCAGAAAGCCAAGCCAGCTCTACTGTATCATCTTTTGTTTCTTTGATAGTGTTGAGAAGTTCAATCGCCGACCTTACTTGTGGTTCGGTCAACGATTTAGTTTCGGTAAAATTGATTACAAGTGCTTCGTGAGTTGGTAAATTTTTGTATTTGTTTACGAAATCAAATACTTCTTTGAATACAATTCTTTCTGCATCATCAGAAAAATAATCAGAACGAATAAAAGGTAAAACTTTTCTTGTGTAGACCTCGTTATAAATTAAATTCTTGAGGATCGTTTGTTCTAATCTGCTCATCTGCTTTCGCTTTTTCTGTTAATATTTGTGTTAAGATATCACCCATGATTGTAACAAAATTCTCGTCATCTTTCAAGAGGTCAATATCATGTTTACCTGAATGAACGATGGTGAAACCAAATTTTAATCTGGCCATTTCGCCTTCTTCAACTATTTTTGCTTGATGATAATGATAAACTACACCTTCATATTCACCAGCGATGATTTGAATACCTGTGATGTCGGTATTCTTAAAGTCAACAAAGGCGAAATCTTTACCTTCTTCAAGCATCTTCGGTTTCTTCCAAAACATCATCTTCTCGCATAATACTTCCATAAGAGATAGCGTATTTCTGATTAATATATTCTTTAAACTTCTCATTTTTTAATAGGTCTCCCCAAAAATCTTTATGATGTGTGTCAGCTTCACGATACTTCTGACCCAACTCACCTGTTTCTTGGTCAACTTTTGCATACCAACCATTGGATGGTTTCTGTATGAAGCCGCCCTCTAGAGCAACATCTAAAAGACCGGAGTATTTCTGAATACCGCCTTCAAATGATACTGTTACAGGAATCTTTGACTTCTCACGGACAAAGCGAGATTTCTCCACATTAATGATGAAGTTATAACCTGAAACTTCACCTGCGGTTTTATCTTGTTGACGACCAAGAATCCAAATTGTATCAGCTGAGTAATAAGAACCTGTACCACCGCCAACAATATCTCGTGGAAACATACCAATTTCTTTGTATGTGTGATTCACTACAACCATTGGAATATCTTTGATTGTGAGATGTGGTGTAATCATGCGAAACAATGATTTAATTTGTTTAGCACGGGTCATATCTGCAACAGATTTACCTTCAATGGAATCATCAACTTCTTTCTTTGATGCTAAATTACCAATTGAATCTAAAACGATAATGAGTTTATCGTCTTTACCTAGTTCTTGTAATTGAACCATGATGTCGTGCTTTAGTTGCTCAACATCGGTGATAGGTGTATGAAGAACTCTTTCTTTATCAATGTTAAATGTTTCAAAATACTTTTGTGGAGTTCCAAACTCTGAATCATAGAATAGTATTACCGCATCTTTATACTTTTTGGTATAAGATGAAGCCATCAACAAAGCAAAGGCGGTCTTAAAGTGTTTTGATGGGCCTGCAAGCATTGTAAGGCCAGGCACCAAACCACCATCTAGTGAGCCTGAAAGTGCCACATTAACCATTGGCACATCAGTTGGTATTACATCTTTGTCGGTAAAGAATTTTGATTTGGAAAGAATAGCACTATCTTTAATCGTTGTATTCTTTTTTAGTTTGTCAAGTAAACTCATGTTAAAAGGAACCTCCATCTAATCTGGTAATTTTGTCTTTAGGAATTATTTCATTATTGCTGTCTGTATAAAAGGATTCTATACTAATATGTGGTGTGTTGTCAACTACTTTTTTCTTTTTTGCCTTTTTGACAGGCATCGGCTCTTCTTTGGAACTGTTTTGAATGGTTTTATATGTTTGATTGGCGGCAATGAGTAACAGAACGGCAAGCGGGTCAAATACAACAATGATAATTATAATGACTGCTCTTACTGCCTTGTCAATAAAACCTGGATCATCTTTAGAATAGAACAGCTCGGCAATATATTTAATTGGCCCTATCTCAGCTGATAGTTTGTTTTCTTCGGCCATCAACGGCAACTTCTCAGTTGAAATTCGTTTTAATTCTGTCTGTGTTTCTTGTATCTGCCTGTCAATCTTATTGCTTGCTGTTGCTGGGTCGCCTGCTCTCTGTAATAGATATGTCAACCTATCTTTCGCAATCTTCTCTTGCGTTTCTAATGTTTTTAATTGAACCGTATTTGCACCAAGAATTACATTAGAATCTAGATGTGCCTTTGAAAGATAACCAAAAATACCCATTGAAGTAATTACCATGAGTAACACGATGGCCGATAAAAAATAATATCGCATTACTCGTATAGTATTATTCCAATTGTTATACAACCAAGATACTGTTACTAATTTAGCAACCTCTAATATAGAACCCATTAAGATAATTGGCCAAAAAGAACCAGGAAATATCTGTGCAAGGCCAATTACTGAATAATAGGCGGCTATGCCTGAGAGAGCAATCGCTGTTAAAAAAGGTAGCCAAACTTGTATCATGGATTTTTGGGGTCGTGAGGTACATCAATTACAAATGTAATGCGTGTTTCATCACCAATGTTTTCGGTGCCGTGTGGCAGTTTATTATTAAACCACAGGAATGTGCCAGGTTCTACAATCACAGATTCATCTCCTACACTATATCTATAACGGCCTTGAATGGAAAGATGATATCGGTCTTTCGTAAGGTAATATGTGCCTTCATCTATGTGCTTGCCTACTATTTTACCAACAGGCAAAGACAAAAAGGCACAACGAGCAAAACGACCAAATGTTTTCCATGCCCAGCGGAGTATTTCGGTGTGATGACCACATGCAGGAGTTGGAATACAAAGCTCTGAATTTCTGGCATCTTCATTTGCATTTCTCACCGCACCTACAACCAATTGTAAAACTTTGGCACTTACTAGATTAACAGTAGGGTCTAGCATCTCAGCGTGAGCCATATCTGTTTGAATACCCCAATCTTGCGAAAATAATTCTAGCTCATTTTTAATTTTACTTACATCTAAGCCAGTTTGTATGACACGAATATTATTCAAAGAAATTCTCCACATTTGGGTGATTTGCTTGTTCTTTTGATTTTTTAAATCTATTTAATTCCATATTTTCTTCATGTTTTTTTGTAGAAATAAAAACTCTATCTTTTCTGTCTGAATAAGGCAATAATAATGATTTGCCATGTGTTGGATATTTCATAGTTCTAAAAGGAATAGCCAATCTTAATGCATTTTCATAACTATCACAAATTTGAGCAACATATCCTCTGTAAAAATAACAACGAGGATGTGTAGAGATATCAAAAACTATTTCTTCACCAAATAAAGTGTTGTTAATTAGTGCTTCTCTTTTTGGTTTGGCTTTAAAATTAATTTCTTCAATGAAAAAGTTTTGAAATAGTTCTTTATCATATTTAAACCATTCACCACGAATATGAATATGATTGAATTTATTGTGATAATCTTTTTCTAAATTAAATGCATCTTCAATCGTTTTACATTTAATGTAATGTAAAACAATCAATTCATTAGGATTTCCAGTTTGTAAACCAGACAATCTTTCATCAATGTCATTTGCTTTTCCAATTTTTATTGCGTTAGATGTTTCATCTAATATGAAATAAACATAACTCATAATATATTTTATCCAAAAAAACTCTCCAAAGTATTCTGTTTCTCTGTTTTCCAACCCATACAATCTAGCACAATACGAATTGGTTCAACAAAGGCCTTGTCAAACTGTGTATCATAATCAATAAACTGCTGTATCTCAAACTCTTTTGGCAATCTCTGTGGAAAACTAATGACAGTATCTTTAATGGGATTAGGCATTTTAAGATAGATGAATTTCAGTTTCTCGCCTTCTTGTATAAGTGGGTATTGTTTTTCTAGGCCAAGTTTTTTCAAATGAAAGTTATAAAGTATGGCGCCTTTGACATGAATTGGTGTGCCTTTTTTATACAATGTAGCCGAATCGGAGTATTGAGAAATGCCATTACAACTTCTAGGCGAGGATATTTCTTCAACAGGCAAATTTATAAATTCTATTTTGAAA